AACGGTAGTGTTTTTACCTTTTTCCATGTTTTCACCTTCTTTATATTCAAATTTCGCTTTACCCATACCAACTCCTCTGGTTCCTTGTTTCATTTTTGTTTTGAAACCTTGTCCTTGATTAGGTTTTTTGTCATATTTGAATTTTGATGCGTTACCCATACCAACTCCTTTTGATTTGAAATTAGATTTAGATTCAATTACGAATTCTTCGTCTTCATCTTCATCTAATTGAGACCAATCACTTTCGTCTTCAAGGTCACCAAAATCAAAATCATCATCATCGTCTTCAGGGTCTTTGCGATCCATGTGATAACGTTCTTCCATTTCACCTTTTAAGTGTGAATGATATTCGTCTTCGTCACCATCTTCCTCATCCATTTCGATTTCGTAAATAGTTTCAGTAACATCATCTTCCTCTTCCATCCAAGATTCGTCAAGTTCATCGTTTTTCAACATTTCTTTTTCGTCATCTTCTTGTTCGGATTCACTTAATTGGATAAAATAGTCTACATCGTTATTATCATCAGATAAATGTATCATATCATCTTCTCTTTTTACGATCACACCGTCTTCAGGTCCCATAGCTTTGAAAACTTTTAACACGTCTTCTGCTGATGCTCCCGTCAAATCAATTGTATCGTCTTCGTCTTCGTCATCGAATTCTGTGTCCATAGCCATAACGTCTAATTGGTCATCATCTTCGTCTTCGTCGCCGATGTTATCAACCTCATCGTCAGATACGTCAGTATCGTCTAATTCAGCATCTAAGTCAATCTCCTCTTCGTCGTCTTGCTCGTTAAGGGACTCTTTTACTAATGATCTGATTTCTTCCTTCATTGTAGAAGCAAGTATTCCTTTTGCGTTTTCGTTAATAACTTCTTCCAAATTTCTCATTTGTAAGAAAGTATCTTCAACCAATGATTTTTTTTCGCTCATTATAGTTTTGTTGTTTTTACAATATAAATAGTGTGCTATTTGAAAAAATTCATATTTTTATAACATTGAGACAAAAAAAAATGGAGATATTAAAAAATACCTCCATTTTAAAAAATGTAATTAATTTAAAAATTAGTCAATAACCTCATCAATTTTACTTTCAGTAATTGAAGTGATTCTCCAATCCATTGTGTAATGTTCATATACTTTGGTTACTTTAGCTTCAACATCAGTAGGGGTATAACCCATTACCAATTTTTCTTCTCTAACTTTTCTAACCTTTCCTGATTCGCTGTCTAACAAATCTGATGTGATCTTTGCCACAAAATATTTTTCTCCTTGTTCCATATATAATTATTTTCCTAAATAATCGGATAATCTTTTCATTAAGTCAAGCGATTTGTTACCAGATTCCCCAACATTTCTTTCTACCGACATTTTTTTCTCCTCATCTAAATTTTCTTCATAATTTAATCGGTCATTCTTATCTAAGAATAAATAAGCTCCCGGCGTAGATGGGGAAGATACAAGGTCAAAACAAATTAACTCAAAATCATCTTGAACTTCATTTTGTTCCCCCACTTTTTTAAGTGATCCAACACCACGAGAAGAAATACCTAAAGTAACTCCTTGACGTAAATAGTTTGCCGCTAAATCTCCTTTTGTGGAAACAATCCCTCTTTCGTGAAATCCCGGACTTGTAAGTAATTTTAATTTACCTAATAATACAGGTCCATCCCACCATACTTCTGTGATAATGTGAGAAACACGATCCAAATCAATCAATGATGATTCAGGGTGATTTAATTCAGAAAGAGAGGTACCTTTCTCTATCATTTTCTTATAGTTGTCCGCCTCTCTCTTTAATATTTTCTCAGGATAAACTCTACCATTTCTATTAGGTGTGTTATATTTCTGTAATACAGCATAGAACTCAAATGGTTTAGAATGGTCAAGCATATTTCTTGACTCTTTTAATATATCTAAATTACGACCCTCGTTAGGATTAATATATCCTGCATCATATTCGATAAGAATACCTTTTCCCGAATCTTGGGGTCCTAAAATTTTATAACCGCTCATAGTATTTTTTTATTATAAATACTAAACTTTTTCGGTTTTTACTTTAATTGGTTTAACATTCCCGTTTTTTGTTAAATAAAATTTGAAATTATCGTTCTTATGTAATACGTCATTATATATTCCTTTAATGATATCTTTTAATTTACGTTTTAGTTTTAAGTCTTTAAAATCAACCTCATCAATAAGATAAAGATTAATTTCTAAATTCATAAATGATTTCTTTTTTATTGATAATCCGCTTGTTCGTAAATCCATATCAACAATAAATTTATCATCAAACATCTGTTTATCTATATGATTGAATATTGAATGTTTAATTGATCTATTCATATTTAATACGAGTCTTGACCAATTCTCAACATCTATTTTGGGTTCTACCCAAGTTTGTAGATTTAAGTATAAAGATTTGAAGTTTTTGGAATCTACGGTTCCGTAAGTAATTTTTGAGTTTCTAAACCCGCTCATTTTTGAGGTTTTCCCTTTTTTCATTTGATATTTCCATAATACAATGTTTATTTTATGAAAAAATAGTTAATTTTGTGATATATATCAAATATAAAATAAATATTAAAATATTATATGCTAATAGTACAAGTAACCAAACATGGGGGTATTGAGAAAGCTCTTAAAGAATTGAAATCTAAGGTAATTAAAACAAGACAAAACTCCCACCTAAATGATAGGAAGGAGTTCACTAAAAGGTCTGTTAAAAATAGAGAAATTCTTAATAAGGCTATATATCGTCAAAAACTTAAGAGTAACGATTAAAGATTATTATTTAATTCTTGTAGCTTTAAGTAATTCAATTTGTCAAATGATTCAGAATTAACTTTTGTAATTGTTTCATTGATTCTTTCACCTACTTCGTTATCTTGCTCACTTTCTTGAATTTTCTCTAATTTAGAGATTATACTCTCTTTTAAAGTATCGTATTTTTCTTTTAATTCATCTTCATTTAAAGATAGAATTGATTTTAATTTTTTCTGATCTGATTCAGTTAAATCACTTACGTAATTACTAATTGTTTTGTTTGCAATGTCAACCATAGTTTTTAATGGTATTGCCACAACATCTTTATTTTCTTTAGGTGTTTTTGTTATTGTTTCTAAAATTGTTTTCTTACTTGTAATTTTTTCTTCTAATTTTGTAACACCTGTTGAGAACAAATCATCAACAACATCATATTCATTGTTATATTCAGTTCCTTCTAACCAAGAGTTTAAACCTTTTAAATCACTAGGTTTAATTTTATTAATCGTATTCTCATAAAATGTAATGCTTTGATTAATGTATTCATTAGCGATTGATTCATTCAAACCTCTATTTGATGTTAACTCATCATATAAGTAGAAAAGTTTAGATACATTTTTATTCTTTAACACCAATGAGTTAAATTTAGACATATCGTTCTTAATTGTCCCATTTTTGTATGATTCAACTAATTTGTTTTCTATTTTTGATTTTAATTTACCGAATTTCATAATCTTTTTTATTATAAATATCAATCTCTTAATAATTTGCTCAATTCATTTTCGATTGAACCTAAAGAATTTCTACCTTTTGATAGATCAATGTACTTATCACCATGAATATCATCACTTTCTAATAAGATATTTAAATTATCGTTTTTCTTTCCTTCAGGTAATGTTTCTTCTTCTTCAGGTGGTGCTCCCGGTGCTGCAGGTGCTTCAGGAGCTCCACCACCTTCTTCCCCACCTAATGGTGGTAATGATGGTTCAGGAGAACTTTCTCCCCCTCCACCGAAGTCAGGTAATGATCCTCCACCGAAAGATCCTCCACCTCCACCACCTGCAGATGCTTCCCCGCCTGCCGGTGGATTTACTGTAGATCCTGATTTAGTTTTGTATAATTTATCAACCACATCAAACATACCTGTATGAGTGATAACTGTTGCAGTATTAGCTAATTCAGCGGCAACTGCTCTTTCTAATCTTTGTTGTTGAGTATCCAATTTGATATCTTCATCAGAGAAACCAAAAATATGTTTCTTAGCCCAAGTCGCCGAAGTTGGTGATAATGTGTTAGGGATTTCAGAAACTAAATCTTTGTATAATAACACTTTTTCTTTCCACACATCAATCATTAATAAATCCGCTTGTTTCGACGGGTTTGTTAATCCTAATGTAAAATTTTGTAAGTCATCCTCAAATCCTAAAATGAATAGGTGAATGATTGCAATTTTATTCATTTCGGCAATCATTGCCTTTTGAATTTTATTGATTGTTCTTGCAAAACGGATATCCTGTAATGATAAGTTCTTACCATCACCAACAACTTCCTCAAATCCTAAGTATGCCTTTGGAACTCTTAATGCCGTAACTAATTTCTTTTGGATGTATTCAATATCTGCAATCTCAGATAAGTTTTGGGCTCCTGCCAATGTCTCAATTGGCATTGTTTGTGAAACATCACGTACAGGTACGAAGTAATCTTGATCCACCGCCATTTGATTGAAACGTAAATCAACATTACCTGTTTTATTATCCACAATTTGATCACGTTTAAATTTGTTTGCCACACGTTGTACATATGCTTCCACATCTTTATCGTCCATGTTACCAACAAATACTTTAAATACCCTTCTTTCAGGTGCTCTTGAAGTTCTGTAGATTAACATCGCATCTTCTGATAATAATAATTGTTTCCAAATTCTTCTTGCCTTCTCCAACATTGAGGTTCCGTAAGGCAGTTTTCTATCATCACCAAGTAATCTGAAGTGAGCTACCTCCCAACTATTAAATTCCATGTCTTTTACTTTCCAATGGAATCTTAAACCTTTTTGTTTTGGGTCTACTTCGGCATTAATTGCTTTTGCCGCCATACCTCTTTCTAAACGTTCAATCTCAATGTTTGGTAATTGCATACAACCAACAATACCTTTCTCAGGGTCTAATTTCAAATACACAAAATTATCACCATATTTACAGGTATTTCTTGTCCACATCTGTAAATTAGTGTTGATATCTAAAACATTATTAAATAAATCCGTTAAAATTCCTTTTACTCTTTTTGATTCAGAATAGATCTGTAAAATATAACCATCTTGGTTTGGCGTTGTTGATTCTTCAGCATATATATCTAAAGCTGTTGATATTTCAGGTGTAAATTCCATTGACTCGTAATCATAGAATGCCGCCAATCTTGTTGGCTCGTAATAAATTGCTTGAGTGTATAAGTTATTCTCAATTTTTGCCCATTGCCCCGATAAATAAAAAGATTGTTGAGCTTGTAATTTTTCTCTTTCGTATTCTTGTTTATTCGTGGTTTTTAGTAACTCTTTTTTGTCTAATGAGTATGTGGGCAAATCTTGTCCTAACAGAGAGTTTGGGCCAAATGTTTTTGATAACCTCTGCCAAATTGTAAGATTTTGATTGTTATTTTCCATATTAAAAAATTAAGTATAAAGATAAATATCTAAATAGTTTATATTATCCGTCAGACCGTTCAGTTGTTGTTGTTGTTGTCGGTGAAATTGTTGTTGTGGTTGTTGTTGGAGATTCTCTATGTTCATTAGGTAATGAACCTTTTTTTCCTGAAAATCCGACCTCAAAAACTTTAGCAGTGAGTATAGGTTGACCCTCAACGATCAATCTTGACCCAGACATTATATTACCCGACCTTTTTCTTAAACTTAAACCCATTATATTTTAATCATAAATATTATCTTCCTCCAAATAACCATCCGTATTTTTCGTAATCAGCTCTACTTGGAGCACTACTATCTCTTCTTGAATCATAACTAAGATTTGGCATTGTAGGATTAAAGTTAATTATATCTTTTACGGATTCATTATTAGTCACAGTCCACGACTCAATCATTGATTTAGTGTGTTCTGTTACTTTTTCCAAACTTGAAAATGATGATTCCCCCACGTATAATGCCATAGCAATAGACATAATTAAATCATCGTGATGACCTTTTTGGTGATCAGGTCTACCGTTTATATAAACGAATGTATTCATCTCGTTATATAACCTTGAACTATACATTTTAAACCCGTGTCTCAGACCTTCCTCAAACGCTGCAATAATCTGTACACGTTTAGCATTAAAGTTAATACCCGGTATTTTATCTACCGTTCTTGATGCCGATCTCCATATGTTATTTTGATCCACACCATCAATGTAAAGATTCTTATAGTCAAATTCTTGTAGTTTACGTACGGTTGTGATACCCATACCACCTGTGATATCTACCACCACAAATGCCGAATACATATTTGCCCATTTAAATGCCACCTCAGCCAATGTGTCAGGTGGAATTTTACCAATATATTCCAACACTTGTTCTCTCGTATCAAAATCAACAATTTGGATTGTACTAAAGTCCTCACTATCTCCACGAGAAACGTCAATACCCATAATATATTTGTGGCCTATTTCAGGTTCTTTCCAAATCCATAGAGAATTACCCATCATTTTATTTTGGGGTTCCTTTAACATATTCTCACGAATTTTTTGTAACATATTAGAATCAAAGACATTATCCCCCGATCCTAAGAAGTTACATTCCAACTCTTGTGATACTTTTCTCTTATCGTATTTAAGTTTTTTTACCATCCCCTCAAACCAAATAGAACAAGCTTTGTAACCTGTGTCCATAATTGCTTTAAGATCGTCATAATTTCTTTCAGGGAATGGAATACCCTCCCAGCTTAATATATCATCATCGGTATATTCCTCTTTATTTAACAAATAATGAATAATATCCTGTGTTTTAACTAAATATAAATCTTTGGTATATCTTGGATCTCTAAACCAATACATTTCAGAAATTTTGAAGTCATTCATATTTCTTAATGCTTGATCATATATCTCATAATAAATTGGGTCATAACCGTTTGGTGTTGAAACCACAATTACCTTACCCCCTGTGGATAAGGATGCCATACAAGCTGCCCAGAAATCACTGTCAGCCTCAATAAAGGCCGCCTCATCAAATATAAGTATTGTGGGGGTAAATCCACGTAAGGCATCTTTTGATGTTGCCACCG